ATTGAGGATAACCTCTATGACTCTCTGTCGCAGCGTTACACCAAGGCACTGGCTCGCGCTATGGCTTACACCAAGCAAGTCAAGGCAGCTTACGTGCTGAACAATGCGTTCAACACCGCAGTTACCTATGGCGACGGCGTGACCCTGTGTAACACGGCTCACCCGCTGATCTCTGGTGGCACCAACAGCAACCGTCCGACAACAGGCGCTGACCTGAACGAGACCTCGCTGGAAAATGCCGTTATCCAGATCGCAGCTTGGACTGACGAACGTGGTCTGCTGATCGCAGCGCGTCCCAAGAAACTGATCGTGCCACCGGCACTTCAGTTCGTTGCGACCCGTCTGCTGGAAACAGAACTGCGTGTCGGCACCAACGACAACGACATCAACGCAATCAAGAACAACGGCTCTGTGCCGGAAGGCTATCGCGTCAATCACTACCTGACTGACACGAACGCTTGGTTCCTGATGACTGATGTCCCCAACGGTCTGAAGCACTTTGTTCGTACCCCGATGCAAACCGGTATGGACGGTGACTTTGACACCGGTAACGTCCGTTATAAGGCTCGTGAGCGTTATAGCTTTGGCGTATCCGACCCGCTGGGCATCTTTGGCTCTCCCGGAGCCTAAGGAAAGGGGGGCTTTACGCCCCCTTTTTTCTGGTATATAAAGTAGTAATTCCGGGGTTTAAACAGGTGTTTGCGAATAGACCCGGCTAACGTCATGCAGATCGCTTACACCTAACTCGCATGAGAGGACAACATGGCAGTCTCTACTACCCAATCCATCTGGCGTTCGGGTGGCGGCGATCAAACCCGTACCGCATATTGCGGCACCGGTCTGATGGTTGCCGAATTTTACATTTCGGGCGCATCCGCAAACAGCGTTGCGGTTCAAGTTTCTTCGAGCGATACCGCCCCGGTAATTCTTCCGGTTGGCGCTGTTGTCGTTCAAATTAACGCTCTATGTGCAGCTACTGGCGGCACGACCCCCACCTTTGATATGGGCTGGATCGGTTATACCAACACTGCTCAGTCTGACGATAACGGTCTGGTTGCTGCTGCTGTTGCTACCACTGGCAAGCTAGTTATTAATTTTGCATCTGCTACGGCAGGCGATGACCTTAACACGGTTATTTCCTCTACCCAGATGGTAAAAATTACTGGCGGCGGCACAACTGGCGACGCGCCAACCGGTGGTTCGATCAGTGGTCAGATCCTGTACTACGTCACCGATCCGTACCTCGGTCAGCAAAACGTCTAATAAGGAGGCATCGCCATGATGCAAACAGACGTTAAAGGCGCAACCTGTGCGGCAAATGGCTCTACCACGGCTTACAACGGGCGTACCCGTTTAAAGGGGCTGTGGTATAGCGCAACTGGCGCGGGAACCATTGCGGTCAAAGACAACGCTACGACCCTGTTTACCCTGACTATCGGCGGCGCAGAATCCAATTATGTTCTGCTCCCCGGTGAGGGTGTGCTTGTGCAAACAAGTCTGGTGATTACCAACAGCGCAGCAGTCGCAGGAGTTGCCTTCTATGGTTGAGGAAAAGAAATTTGTGCTGGCGGGGAGAAGTCTGTTTGTTGCCATTCCGGCATATGACGGACGTATATGCATACATTCTGCATATGAATTGCCACAGCTTGCTCTGGCTTCTCTAAAGCACAAGTTTTCTATCCACTTGGGTCACCTATCAGGTAGCTCAATCATCACCCGTGCTAGGAATTCTCTGGTCAATCAGTTCATGGAGTCTGATTGCACAGAGATGTTGTTTATTGACTCGGATATTCATTTCAAACATCAGGACGTTCTCCGGATTATGGCTCTTGGGTCAGACCGGGATGTCCTGTGCGGGTCTTATCCTCGAAGAGCGGCAGACCAGAAGTTCTTTACCGACATCCATTACAACGAGTATGGCGGCGTGGAACTAACGGAAAACGGTCTTTTAAGGGTAGATCGGATTGGCACTGGATTCATGTTTATACGCAGACATGTTATCGAGAAGCTAATCAAAGACCACCCGGAATGGAAATACTGGGTCAATGTAGAAAACAAGCATCACTATTCCTTGTTTGATTTCAAGGTAACGCCAGAGGGATACATGGGCGAGGACTACCTGTTCTGTGATCGTGTAACAGAGGCAGGATTCAAGATCTATGTAGACCCGGAGATCAATCTAGGTCATTTTGGAAACACAGAGTTTACGGGTCATTTTGGTAAACAAGTCCTTCAACCCATGATTGAAGAGACACTACTTCTACAAAAGAAGGTGGCAAATGGCTAAGACTCCAGCATGGCAAAGATCAGAAGGCAAGAATCCGAAGGGTGGTCTGAACGCGAAAGGTCGCGCTTCAGCAAAGAAGCAGGGGATGAATCTCAAGCCCCCCGCCCCTCACCCCAAGACCAAAGAATCCGCTGGTCGCAAAGCATCGTTTTGCGCTCGAATGGAAGGTCACAAGAAGAAAAACACAAGTGCAAAAACGGCAAATGATCCTAACAGCCGTATCAATAAATCTTTAAGAGCGTGGAATTGTTAAAATGGAAATGGTTCTTTGGAACACCGCCATCACAGTCATTCTTGCATTGATTGGATGGGGGTGGAGATTAAAAGATAAGGAACTTGATGCTCACAAAGAAGAGCTTCAGAGACTCCAGATTCTTTTGAATCGCACTCGCGAAGAGGTTGCGAAGGAATATGTCACCAAGGTTGAAGTTCATGCAGACATCAATCGTGTATTGGATCGTTTAGACCGTCTTGATGCAAAGCTAGACCGGTTGATGGAGGCAAGAAATGGATAAAGTTCGTACCGTAATGAAAGAGTTTAAACGTGGTGATCTAAAGTCCTCTTCTGGTCAAAAGGTTACCAATCCTAAACAGGCTATCGCAATCGGTCTCTCCGAGGCTGGCCTTTCCAAAAAAGCCAAGGGAGGCGAAATGAAAGAGTCAAAGGCAATGGTCAAGAAGGAAGTGGGCTTCATGAAAAAGAAGGGCGCACCTAAGTCCATGATCAAACATGAAGAAGCCGAAATGGGCATGATGAAGCGCGGCGGCAATGTTAAGAAATATGCATCCGGTGGAACTGTTAACAAAACAAATAAGCCAAACTATTTAGAAGAACGTGAAAAAAGATTGCAGAAAGCTGAAAGCGAGGGTCGTGAATATGGTCGTGAGCTTGGTCAAGAAAGACAAAGAAAGGCTGATATGTTAGGTGGAGTGATTGGTACTCCTGCGGCTTATATAACACGTGCTGGGCAATATATTGGGGACAAGTTTACAGACGCAGATGCTTTTTTATCAGAAAAACTTGGAATGCAAGAGCGAGCGGCATCTCGTAGAGGAGAGCGTGCTGGTTTGAAAGAAGAAGGATACAAAAAGGGTGGATCTGCAAGTTCCGCTTCAAAAAGAGCTGATGGTATTGCAAATAAAGGAAAAACTAAAGGCAAAGAAATCCGAATGGCTTCTGGCGGTCTAACCTCTGGGCATAAATCGGCTGATGGTATTGCCAAGAAGGGCAAAACCAAGGGCAAAGACATCAAGATGGCATACGGCGGTAAGTGCTAAAAGGAGTTGCCATGAAAAAGGTCAAGAAATACGCCGGTGGAACTTCTGAAGAAGACATCAGCAAACTTAAAGAAGAAGGGTTGAAGGCATCAAAAGATGACAAGGTTGGGTTATTGGATCGCCTCCGCATGGGTAACATTGACGACCCAAAATCTGAGGCTTATAAGCGTTTTGGTGCTGGTCGTGGTCTTGCTGAACGTACTAAGAGTATTCCTGTAGGCGAAATAAAGACCACGGATTCTGGTCGTGGTGTTCCGGGTTTTGGTGGTCCAATGCTTCCCAAACCCACCCCTGATACCCCAGAAGTTTCCATGCCAGTTGGTTTGCGTGGTGCTTTGACCGCACAAGGAACTGGAGAAGGTGGTGTATCTCCCGGTGTAGAGGGTCCTAAAGTTACCCCGCGTCCTCGTCCTCGTCCTGTTGCAAAACAAAACAAAAAACCAATCAATATTAGTACTGGTGCAAGTGGTTTTGGCACGGACGAAAAAGGTATTGCACAGCGTCGCATGGAAGGTTTAAAGGCTCCAAAGACATCCGAGCTTCGCAGCGTTGCACGTACCAGAGCTGGAACGGCAGTACCTGAAGACAACAGCGGAAAGCTTGCTGCAACTATGGCAGGTCTTGGAGCCGCAGGCATGGGCATGAAAGGTCTGCGTCAGCGCCTGATGCGCCCTGATGTTGGCGGTGGTGCGGCCTCTCGTGATCTTTCTAGCTCAATGGGTAATCGTCCTCGTCTAATGGGCCTTGACCCGGCAATGGAGGCAGATCTTGAGCGCATGGCTGGCGAAGGTGGTCCAAACTTTAAAAAGGGTGGCAAGGTCAAAGCCAAGCCAGTTAAGAAATATGCATCTGGCGGCAAGGTAAGCAGTGCATCTACTCGCGCTGACGGCATTGCCAAACGCGGCAAAACCAAATGTAAGGTGTATTAATCATGGCAGTCACTCAAGCAGACATAGACGCAGCCAAGCAGGAGCAGCGTAACCGTAAGAATCAAGAAAACATGGAAATTGGTATTTACGGTAAACCAGTTCCTCTGCCCGGCAAACCCGGCGACAAGTCAAAGCCCGTCAATTTACCGGGCAAGCCAACCAAAGCAAAGTTTGGCGAAGGCATGACCAATTACCGCAAGGGTGGTTATGTAAAGGCTGCTGACGGCATTGCCAAAAAAGGCAAAACGAAAGGACGAATCCTATGATGGCAAGCCGGGGTATGGGGGCAATCCGGGAATCCAAAGTTCCCAAGCCTCGAATTGTTAAAAAAAGGGATGGCAATTACCCAGTTGAGATTTACGCCAAAGGCGGTGAGGTTTGGAACAAGCCCCGCCCGGAAGGACTAGGGAAGCCAAAGAAACTTAGCCCAGCCAA